GCAGCCAGTACTTTAGTCTTTGTTATCTTAACAAATACTCTTGACTTCTCATTTGATCTAAAAACCATTTCTGGACCATATAGTCCTCTATAGTTTCTATAAGCCTGTAACCATCTTTTCTCATCGTATAATCTAGAAGTTTCAGATTGATAGAACTTCTCTCTTATATGCCCGACAATAGGGGATGACTCACTAACTTCGTCAGTTGTTTTATTTTCTTCTTCCATTAGCTTTTATTTTTTAAATAATTTTCTTGAAATTTTTTAAAAATATTTATAGGTTTTCCAACTGGACCTTTTATATTTTCTTGAAATTTTTTAAAAAGATTTATAGGTTTTCCAATAGCACTAGCAACTTCAGATGCTTTACTTTCATCTGGATGCTCATTAGCATAACCTTTACCATTATTATTTTTCATATGTAAATATTTTTAGTAATCTCTTTCTTCAGCCATTCTAAAAATTGCTGGATCTACTTTTGACTTTGATTTACCTTTAGCATCATTACCATCACCGCTTGTAGCTCCTTGATTCACTTTTGAATTAGGATCTATAGCCATTGGTTCATTTGGTCTTTTAGGTGCATCAGGTGCAAGTTCTCCATGCATATATCTTTTCATCA